AAAGAATCATTCAAATTCTTCATATCTACCCAAGTAGAAAACTGATATATCTTCTCTTGAATATAATCTGAATCTCTTAATGGTTCATTGAATAATGATTTTATGATTTTATTTATATTAGGTATATCATTAGTAGTTACTAGATCAGCATAATCTTTACTTTCTAGTAATTCTTTAACTACCTCCTTTAATACTTTTTCAGAAGGTATTCTTTTTTTCTTCTTATAGTATCTAAATATGCCCTCGGCTATTAATGAATGCTCTATTAATACAAAATAACTTGGCTTTAATCTTTTTAAAGCTAATACACCTTCTGGATCCCTTAATATATATTGAAGGATAAGGTATTGAAAATCAATACTGAATGATAGTTGTACTTTTGGTTTTCGTTTCATATTATTAATATTTAATTACTATAGAAATATAGTTCACTAAGTAGTAGTGAGTTAATGAACAACTAATCTAGTGGTTACTACTATTCCTATACACCGAGGTGAAAAAGTTCTTTATTTATTTGCATAATTCAAATATTTTTATTAATTTTGCAAAGTTATAAAATATATAATAAACTTATGAAACCTATCTTAGACAAAACCATCGGACCAGAACTTCATAGAATCAAACCACTTGATCACTATGATAATAATACCTTTGTAAAATTATACAAACTATGTAGACCAGTAATACGTAATATTGTTAAAACAATAGATTGTCGTAGATACAATGTATCTAAAGATATATTAACTTCTTACTTCTGGGATAAGATGTTATTCTTATTTAATCGATATTATAATGAAAGTAACGGTGATTTCGAATTTCTTAAAGCCCATATATTAAAAGGTTTAAACATATATAAATATCATTTATTACATGATGCTTATTCTGAAAGATCTGAATGGTTTCAAAGTTTAACCTCATTAGATACGTTATTTGATAATAATAAAGAGGATGTAGATTTTGAAGATGATGATACTAACCTTTATAAAGAAAAGCTTATAGAATCAATAAACAAATACATGCAAGACCATCTATCTCCAGATGCTTTACTAGTATTTGAATGCTTAATTAACCCAACTGAATTCTTTCTACAAAAGACTGATAATGGTAAACATCGTATTACTAATAAGATGTTAGTAGAATTTTTTAATTTACCAATGAATAAATATTCTATAGCTTATATTGGAGACTTAAGAAGAGATATAGAATATTGGGAACAGAAAGCTAGGGTTGATTTAAAACACAAATAGAGGGACCAAACCATATAGAATAGCTAGGTCCCTCCCCGTCTAACAATTTATAAAAACAGATGGATTACTCTAAAGTTTTAATAATAAATGCTACTACACAATATTCTTGACGTATATCTATTGCTTGATTACCTCCAGCTGAAGTAGTTTTATAAGCTTGTGATAAACCCTGGTTACCAGAAGCTCCAGATGAGCCAGCTATAATTTTGTTAGATATAGCCGTTGGGAACCCATCCTCTATTTCACTAAAACCACCATTTTGATCACTATCTGAAGTATATAAATGATAATGTTTTGGTAACTGGTTAGTAGTAAGTGTAATCTTATTATTACCTCCTGTAGCTAATGGAGTAGTGTATTCCTTATCAGAATTACTAAGACCCATTGGAACCTTACCCATGAGGTTAGGTTTTATAAGTGAGGGATCATGTACAGAAGCAGTACCATCACATAATTCCCAACCATAAGGAATAGTAGAAGTATCACCATACCACATTACTACTGTACCTTTTGGTACCCCAACAGTTACTACTGAATCATTAGTTGGATCATCATCACCATCTCCAAATACCTTTAAGTACAGATATCTAATCAAATCCTTTACATGATTATACGTCATAAGCCCCATATCCATTGGAAATTTACCATCATAAGGTATGATAGCAAAATCCTGGGAAGTAGACCCATTCATAGCATCAGAACCAGAACCATATATACCTATTAATACGGCATCATTTAATATACTACTAACTGATCCTATAGCATCTGGTAATGAATCATATAAAGATGATAGAGTTAAGTCATCTATATTATTTTCTGTATCTACATCTGCTATTTGTCTATCAGATTTAGATACTGGATATCCTATATCTTTAGATCTCTTATAAAGACTGTAATAATTATTAATAGACTGATTCCAAAAAGCTCTAAATACTACTGGACTTTCTATAGCAAAGTTAGTATAGTTATGTGTAGCTATAACTATAACTTCATTAAAATTACCCTGATCACCTTCTATTGGAATAGTAATACTATCATCGTCAGCTACAAATGTATAACCATCCCTAGATATACAAGAAAATTTAGTATTACCTATACCACTTTTCTTATTACTTATATTAAATTGCTTTAGCTTATCTTTTATTAAATTACCATAAGCTGATATAAATTCATTAGTCTCTGTACTTTGTATCGGTTCAGGGTAGAGTACAATATTAGAACCATTTATACTAAAACCTCCAAAACCACATAGTGGTCCAGGACCATGATTAGAATTGATTGCCTCCATTAAAGATTTAGATGAAAGCTCACTTTCAAAACCGAAATAAGTTGTTTGGGCCATGTTAATTTTGTTTTTTATCGTAAGTATTTTTTATATCTTCAAGAGCTTCTGAGAATTTAGTGAATTTGAATGATAGTATATACCATACTAGTCTCCATATAGAGTACTTTACTTTTACTCCATGTAGTTCTAATATATGACCATATATACTGTCTATTTCAAAACAATAACATAATAACATAGCGGTTATTGCAGTTACTATAGGATCTACTCCATAAGGTTCAGCTATAGCTTTACCTATAGTAATACCTATAAAAAGATAACATAGATAATCTACTAGTTTATTAAATGTTCTCCTACCTGCTTTAGATTTACGTACTTTTTCACCTCTAGCTTTAGAGGCTCTTACTCCAAACCATAAATCTGCTAAAATTAAAATCAATGCCAAAGCTATCATCCATCTCATATCATGTATTAAGCCTTGCCATTCAGATAAAAATCCAATGATAGCTATCTTCACTGCTGAATGAGTATTTTCTTCCATGCTACTGATCCTCCGAGATTATTGCAGTCCAAGGTATACTACTATCTGAATTTACCATAGCCAAATCTACTGTTAATATATCTTCACTATCCCAAAGCCAAGTACGATATTCTGGTGATAATGTGGTATTACGTACCACATTAAATGTACCATTTAATTGGCCATTATCAGTCTGTAATATCACCCAACTATCTGTACTTTCATCATATTCATATACAGTGAAATCATATACTCCAGCAGTATAAGCTAAAAAGGTAACTGGGAAAATAGTTTGTGAGGTATTACTATCTCCGTCTAAGTTTAACCATTTATTGGTAGCTGCAGACCACAATCTAAGTTTCTTTGGCCATTTAGCATCACTAGTTACATTTATTTCTGTTTGTACAGCAGTATCTTCTTCTTCTAACACTGCTGCAGTTGGATTAATCCTTAATACATAATTAGCCTTTTCAACTACTTCTATATAAGCTTTACCTATAGTTACTTTATCAGCTATAGTTTGATGTACTACTAACATATAAGAACCAGGTTCCTCTGGACCTTTTACTAACTCTCCTATATCATATACAGTACCAGTAAATATCCAAGCATTACCTGTACCAGGACTTTTAGTTAAAGAGGATGAATCTGTTTTAGTACTATCTCCACCTATATCCTGATATATTAAATCCCTATAGTTAATATTACCTTCTACCATATCAGAATCTGGGTTAAAAGATTCTATTGGTAAAGCTTTATATAACCATACTTTTTTATAACCTATATTATTATTAGATAATAATACTCTAAACTCAGGTACTTCTACATGGGTATCATATGAAGCCTCAGTCACCATACTTTCAAGATGAGATTTATAATATCCCCATGTTTTACTTGGATTGGTACTACCATTAATACCTATTGGGTTAATCCAAGCCCTAGATATTACATCTACATCTATGTGAATTTGCCTTTCATTAGGATCCCTATCTTCATATAATTCTATTACCCGATAGTAATCCTGACCTTCCATTGGTGATCTAGAGTGCATCATTATAGTATATAACCCAGGTGGAAAATTACTACCTCCAGGATTATCTGTACCTCTAGGTTCATAGTCTCTATCACCTACTGATATGATATCACCAGTTTCTGGATCTTTCTCTACTACTTTATTAAAATTTAATATTATAGAACCTGACTTACCATAATTGTTAGCTGGTATAAATTTAGTATCATCATAAGGATCAGGTACTTCATTATAACTATCATCATCACAAGTTACAGTAGTGAGTAATTGACCCATAGGAGTACTTCCCCAAAATATCACCACATCCCAATCAAAATAATTAGGGAATTGATGTTCTGTATCTATACCGTTAACTTGATTCAAATTAGTAAACAGATTAAGGTCTAATTTAATACTAGCCTTAGGAGAAGTTCTTTCATCAAATCTATATGGTAACCTTATAGTATTAGCTTTATTATCAGAGTAATCATTATCTATTATCTCTAAGGTATATTTAATACCAGAACTAAAAGCTCCAATAATATCAAGTCTACCACTAGTAGCATTTACCAAACTAAATGAAATATCATTTATATAACTAGCTTTAAATTCTTGTATACTTGGTCTATTAAAACTAGCAAGCTCTCCAACATTATAAACCAAATCTTTATTTTTTACACTACGTACAATAAGATTAGTATAACTAAGAGTTTCTAAATTCCAATAAAACAATGATGGATCAATCTTATAAGTACTATTATCTAATCCATGTACTAATACTCCTATATTAAATGTTAACTTTACTATCTTATAACCATTGCTATAACTAACATCTTCTATATTAAAGATAGTATTATGAGCTCTATTATTTAATATACCATACCATGAAGATGGGCCATTTATAACAGTACCATCATCATTTAGCTGAATAAAATTTATGTTCTTAGTAAGTAAGTTTATATTAGCCTTCAAAGTAACTGAGTCATAAACCTCTTCACCATCTTCTTCAGTTATATTTATATGACCAATACAAGTAATCTCCATATTCTGAGAGTTATTATGTACTGGGTTAGCTAATATTGGTATATATAAACTTAATAATGAACCTCTATTAACATTATCAGTTATTACTGTAAAAGTACCACTATAATAAGCTTTACATAAACCTCTATCACTATTAACTGTAACATTAGAATTAAACCAATCCTTATAAGCTATATCTACTTCATAGCCAGGTAAAACATTAGGTATATCTATACTACCATCACCTAAGCGTACATCAATCCTTGATTTAACAGAAAGATTATCATCATCTAATTGTAAAACACTTGGAGTTAATACTACTCTGGTATCAAGTTTATTCATATTCGTTATTACTGTAAAATGTCTAGCAGGATTATCTAACATATAGAAAAACTGTTCACCAGAAGTAGTAGGCTCTATAGTAAATCTATACCTAGTTTCATCATCCTCTAAAGGTTCAGGATAATAAGGATTATCCTTATCATTATTCC